GTATCTAGAATACGTCCGTTAATTTTAAAGCCCATGGCTCGTAACCAGCAGACATCATACATTGCATTGTGAAAAATTTTATCGGCGTCGGTGAGTAAAACGTCCTTTATCCAAGGTAAAACAACATCTTTATCCATATTACCACCCCCCTCATGAGCAATAGGATAATATCCTTTCCATCCATCTACGGCGACAGCAATTCCGGTAACATGTCCTCTTCCTATAATGGAACCGGAGCCATGTGTTTTTAACAAAGGATCTTTAGTTTCTAAATCTATGGAAATTTCTTTACGATCTCTTAAATCGGGAAATGTAGTTGGTGGAAGCCACTCAGTCTGCGGTGCAAATAATGGAACTTCCATTTATGAATAATCTCTTTCTATAATCATATCGATAAAATGTTTAGCTTTTTCTAAGTCTTCTCTTCCTCCTTTATATTTATGTCTACAGATATATTTAATAACATTTCCTTCTGGAAAAAGCAACTTGTTCTCAATTACGAATTTGCTTGGCTGTATCTTCATTTTTTTGTAGTGGGTTCCCCCAATTTGTTTATTNTAAACACTCATTATTTTCCTCTTATTTTGTTCCAGAAATTGTTATGTTTCATTCCTTTGTATTCTCCGTAACTGAATTCAGGTTGATATAAAAATAGATTGTATTTAGTTCTAGTAACGCCAACATAAAAGATTCTAATCTCATCATCTCTGTATACGCCACCTTTGCAATATGTTTCGTAAGGTTTATATGTCCAGTCACAATTAAGAATTGTGTTGGCTGCTTCCAAACCTTTAGCTCCATGAATTGTTGATAACAGAATTTTTTCTGATTTTTTATAGTTTCCATTTTCAAATATCTTTTCTAAATATTCAACATAATTTATATAATGATCTTTATTTCTTGGCTTAAGATTTAGTGTCTCCGACCATGGTGCATTAATATTAGCATCTAAATAAAATTTAGAGTTTAAATCCTCATAATTATATTGACCCTCATTTAGGATAATAGAATCTTTACTAATCAGAGATGTTTTTTTACGATTTCGAATAAAGTTAGCTGGAATTATTTTATAAAATTCTCTAACATTTTTACCCAAAATCCTCTCTCCTTTTTGTAATAATTTCCATGTTTCAATTGCATTAATGTGATCTTCAGGAACATTAGGAGTGGTTCCTCTTTCAATTCCAGTTGACACTCCATTAGAATCGTCAATAATTTCCCAGGTAAAATAATTTTTAGCTAAAATTTGAGACCATGAATATAATTCTTGGGAATATTTCATATCTAAAGTCACATTAGTACGAGCTAAAATGAGCCAATGAATAGGAACTTCAGGATCAGTGATTTCCATATTTAAACTATTTTTTTCAAAACTTTCTTTATTTCTGAATGAGTGGATTAGGCCACATTGTGGCATATTATATTTGTTTTCGTTTATAGGAACATATTTTTTTTCTTGTCTGCGATCTTCCGGAATAAGGTGAATAGCAGCCTGGGCTAATTTCCAAATCTCTTTGTTTAATCTAGGCGATTCATCGAGTACTGTAGTTTTGTCAACTTTCAGTTTTAAAAATGTTTCTACCTCCCCTCCTTTAAAACGATAAATCGCCTGATCATCGTCGCCCGCAATAAAAACATATTCCGAGACGGCAATGAGTTTATTAATAATCAACCATTCCAGTCGATTACAATCTTGTGCTTCATCCACCATGAGGATAATATTATTTTCAAATTTAACTTTATCCTGTAATCCTTTATATTTGACATCAATCCAATCCATTTTAAAATGATTTTTTTTATAATTGTTATAGCTTTCAAACAATCTAATTACAGATCTCCGTCCGATCGCAGGACCTTTTAAGCTATCATAATATATCAAAATGTTTTCTATTCCATCTCCAACGGTAATTCTGCCTTTGTCAATAACATCCATTCCTCTATAGAATTCATATTTTTTATCTAGGTTAATTTCTTTTTCTGTTCTAACACCATAAAATTCTTTTAAAAATTCTGACCAATAACAAATTTCTTTATCTTCTCTTATTTTATTCATTAAATAAGAATCAATGGTACGAACATTTCGCATTAATTCTTTTTCCGTAAATTGATTTTTAGTAGAAATTCTGTGACGGATATGTCTTGATGCAACTCTAGTAAATGAAATAGTGAGAGTTTGATCAAACGGACAATTTTTATCTAAATGTTCTTGTAATCGGTTGACTAAATTATAAGTCTTACCTGTGCCCGGTGCACCAAATATTTTTTCACTATAAGCCATTAATAAGGTATGTCTGGTCCTTTCATTTCTTTCGCTGTTAATTCTTCGAGATCTTCAAAATATTCTTTTTTAATACAAAAGCAACGCTTATCATCTTTTCGAGTAGGTCCCCCAAGTTTATTTTTTTTAAATACTGTTTTAATAAAAGAAGTAGTTTGATTAGATCCCATCTCCCACTCTCTTTGAGTTAGTAAAAAGGTTTTGAACCAATCTAAATTAAACCAGACAATTCCATCTTTATCTACAAAGGGGGACTTGTCTTGATAAGCAATCTCCCATTTCCCTTGAGTATCCTCTTGTACATTAACCATATCTAAACACCACTTGGTTAAGAATTTTCTTAATTTTCCTTTGTTAGTGGTTTCAGGATCTGCTGGAATAATGTTAACATTCGATTGTACTTTGTTGAGAAGAGTTTCCCAATCTTTTTGTCTTAAAAGTTGGGGAGTTTTACCTGTTTGCTCTGTCGCTGCAATCTGCCAAAGTCGTTGAGTGGCCAATTCTCGTGATGAAAGCACAACAGTCTTTCCTTCATATGTTAAAAACCAAACTTTAGGATTTGACACCATCACGGAAAGTTTGGTTATATTATTATTCGGAATATCTCCGTCCCCTACACCAAATTTTTGAAGTCGACAGTCATGGGGTCGACAAAAAGGTTTAAGGGGGGGATTTTTACATCCATAAAAATAATCTTTTTTGGCCAAAGAATTTTGAGTATTTAAAACTTCCTGTGGTCCTAAAGCACCACCTTTTAAATCTTTGAACCAATGGGTATTATATTCTTCTAATTTTTTCTTCCAATCGTCAGGAAATCTTTTTTTAAGGTAAACGCCAATTGCAATTAAAGTATTATTTCGCTGACCTTCTACAAATCCAAAAGTTGCCATTTGTTTTAAACACATTGGTCCCTCTTTGAACCAATCATCTTCGAGTGGAATATTAAAATTTTCTAATTCTTCTTCGGTTAANGCATATTTTTTNTATANTTCAAAAAANTGTTCTAGAGTTGCTTCTGTACCATCATTATTGATGGCGCATCTCCATTTAGTTTTGTCTAAATTCTTGTGATAGTAATACGGAATATTTAACCAATTACCAATTTCTCCACGCTCTTCAATTTTTGGTTCTGTTTGAATAGGATAGATTCGATCTAAATTTGCTTGACCCAATGTCGTTGCAATCTCTGTGATTTTAGCTTGTAATAACTTGGCTGGAACCCAATCTTTGGTAAATAAAAAAGCATGAGCCCCTTTACTTTTTGATTGGAATATAATTAAAGGTAATTTTCTTTCTCTAATTTTTTGGTTTAATTCTTTAAAATTTACCGGGTATTGATCAATATCAATACATCCCCATTTACATTTGTGATCCTCTCGAACTGGTGCGATTCCAATACTATCTACATCACATTGAAATTCTTCTCCGTTTTGTTTAATAATTTTAGCCTTGAAAGGTTTACCAGCTAAATGGTTTGACCATATTTCATCAGTAAGTGGATCTCTAGAAGTATAACTCTTCCCCTTTTGTTTGAGACCTGTGGACTGTTTATAATGAAAGACACCAAACCCTCCATTAAATCCTTCAAATATATTTTTAACTTTATCTATTTCTTCTTTCATATTCTTTCACATTCTTTCATACTTTATTCACTTTCTTAATACTGTAGCGAGGCGGCTTCAGTCTCCCTCTACCGCCTCTATTTTCCCTTAGGAAAAACTTAAAACGGTGTCGTTTCTGCTTTAGGTTCTTCAGTTCCATGCTTGGCTTGTACTTCTCCTTTGCCTACTCTTTCAGCAAAAGTTTTAGCAGTGTCATAGACTGATTTATCGGTTACAGGTCCAACTTTAGACACATCCCATCCAAACCATGTTCCTTTGTCATTAGACATCTGAACAGTTTTTAGATTATAAATGTGGCTATAGGTTGGCGGTGTAAATAATCCGTTTTTACCCTGCATCCTAATACCCATCATCATGGAGTTCCATTTTCTACTCACTTTTAATTGAGTAGCTTTCATGGAAACCAAAGCTGTAGTAGGACTTTTCCCTAACAGAATCACAAAATGATTGGCAGTGTTTTCAAGATAGTTACCATTAGGTAATCTATCTCTGTAAGATTTATCACGAGTAGTTGTACCCACGATATCACTGTCTGGATCATGAATTGCTACTGGCGCACCAGTGCTTTGTCCACGATCTTGCCATTCTACATACTGTCTTTTGTAAAATACTGGAACTATATTCACTGTATCATACAATTCACTAGTAACAGTATTTATTATTTTGCCAGGTTCTGCACCTTCTACAAACTTACCATCTCTTTTATTTACCTCTGGAGATAGTTGTCCCAAAACTTTTAAGAACGGTAACGCAAGATCTTCCTGCGATATGTTTTGAGCACCTTTATTAGCATCAGCTTCAAATATATTAGTAGCTAACGCTCCTTCTTTTTTTGTTGTCACTTGGTTCATGGTTATTGTTTCCTTTTTATATTGGTTCGGTTTCCTACAAACACGTTAAATGTGTCCATTGGCATTTCTTTTCCTGCCTCAATACGCTCACGGACTAGCGCTTTAAGAGTCATGGGCTCAACCTTCAACTTCTGTGTCGGTTCAAACCCTTGACCCTTGGCAAGGTTAGCATATTGTGCCGCCTTGTTATCTTCGCCTTGTCCAAAGGAAACGGAGATTTCATTTTTAATGATATCTCCTAGGCCATTCTGGCGAAGCCAATTATATGCAGCTTCCTTATTTTTAATTAAGATCGCTGCTCTATAATACGGTTTAACATCTACTGAAGAACCATCCGCTAATTTTAGCGATGATAATCCCATCTCGGTCATCATAGTTGGGATAACCTCTCCAGATAAACGTTCAATTTCTTGTTTAATAAGTCTTAAATTTTCTTCTTGAGTTTCTAGATTACGCTGTGCGCTTTCTAATTTTTTTACTTGAGTAGATAACGAATTAACGTTTGAAGTACGATCCACAATATCTGTTTGATCGTTTTCCATTTGTTGTG